ATTTAAAAATATAGATAACCAAAAATTATTAAAATTCTTAAATCCTGTAGCAAAAACTCTCCAAGACCTAAGTCCACAATCTGTATTGCAAATGGGAAGAACACATGGTTGTTTAAAAAAACAAGAAGGTGGAAGTATCATGAGATGTCTACAAACAAAATTTAAAGCTGATCCTGAAAAATTTTTACAACGTTCGGCTCCTCTAGCTAAAGGAAACCCAAATTTACGTAAATGGTTTAAAACTGGTAGAAACATTGCAAGAGGAACCGGTGTAGCTCTTGCATGGGAAGCAGCACTTGCTCCGATTATTGCAGGGTGGGCAGCACTCGAAGGAGAAAGTAATCCTAGAATAATAAATGAAATTTTTTATGGAATTCCGGGTATAGGTGAAACTGAAAAAGAAGAATGGAAGAGAGAATCGGGTGGTGATGAACTAGCTTATACAGCTAAAAGAATAGATGAATTAAGTCAACAAGAAATACCTTCTCTTGAACAAGAAAGAGATCAGGTTATTAATCTAAGATCAAATGTTCCTGGAAAAGGGTATCAACAACGTGTTATTGAAGACGATATAAAAGAAAAAAAACTAGAACTTCAAGGATATTTAAATACTCCTGAATTTTATGAAGGCCCTGCGGGCTCGTATGTAGATGAAGCAGTGGTTGGTGATGCTTTTAACTTAGCTGACCAAACTACAGCAAAAATAGCCGCTGATAAAGCAGCGCGAAAAAAAGAAAAATTTGACTGGTTAAGAGAACATAAAATTTATGCTGAGCCAAATTGGCAAGATAAAAGAATAAGTCGTATGGGCGGCGGTATGGTAGGAATACGTAAACCAAGTGCAATAGCACCAACTGGAGGACCCATGCATCAAGGGTTGCGTTCACTATACATTAATGATAAAGATTACTAGGAGTATAAATGGCAGACATAGATAAATCACTCCCGAACGTTCGACACGAGATAAAAGTACCTGGAGCACAGGCACCAACAGATGTCGACATTACGGAAGAACAACCAAGACAACCTGTAGAAGTTACACCCGATGAAGAAGGAGGCGCTACAGTTAATTTTGAACCAGGAGCCGTTAATCAACCCGCTAGTCAAACACACTTTGATAATCTAGCAGATATTTTACCAGAAACAGTTATTGATCCAGTTGGAATTCAACTTAGACAAAATTACACGGACTATAAAATGTCCAGAAAAGATTGGGAACAATCTTATATTCAAGGATTGGATCTTTTAGGTTTTAAATACGATAATAGAACAGAGCCTTTCCAAGGAGCATCCGGTGCAACTCACCCTGTTTTAGCTGAAGCTGTAACACAGTTTCAGGCACTCGCTTATAAAGAATTATTGCCGGCAGATGGACCTGTTAGAACACAAGTTCTTGGAGTATCTAATCCTGCCAAAGAAGCTCAATCGCAAAGAGTTAAAGATTTCATGAATTATCAACTCATGGATCAGATGAAGGAATATGAACCTGAATTTGATCAAATGCTATTTCATCTACCACTAAGTGGTTCTACTTTTAAAAAAGTATATTATGATGATTTATTAGGACGAGCTGTTTCAAAGTTCATCCCAGCAGACGACCTCGTAGTTCCGTATACGGCTACCTCATTAGACGATGCGGAAGCGGTGGTCCATGTTGTAAAAATATCAGAGAATGATTTAAGAAAACAGCAGGTTGCTGGTTTCTATTCTGATATTGAATTAACAAAACCTGTCGCTGTAGATGCAGACAAAGTAGAAGATAAAAAAAGAGAATTAGAAGGAACTTCTAAATCTACAAGAACAGAAAGCGTGTACAATTTATTAGAGTGTCACGTGAATCTGGATTTAGAAGGTTTCGAAGATGTTGGTCAAGATGGAGAACCAACAGGAATAAAATTACCTTACATCGTAACAGTCGAAGAAGGTAGTCAGAAAGTTTTGTCAATCAGACGAAACTATGCGCCCAATGATCCACTAAGAAATAAGATCCAATATTTCGTCCACTTCAAGTTTCTGCCAGGACTAGGATTTTATGGCTTTGGACTCATTCATATGATTGGCGGTTTGAGTAGAACGGCAACGTCTGCTCTCCGTCAATTATTAGACGCAGGGACTTTATCAAATTTACCCGCAGGATTTAAACAGAGAGGTGTTAGAGTCAAAGATGACGCTTCACCCATACAACCTGGAGAATTTAAAGATGTTGACACACCAGGCGGTAATCTAAAAGATGCATTTGTATTTTTACCATACAAGGAACCTTCAGCTACATTATTGCAGCTGTTGTCAATTGTAGTTCAAGCAGGACAGAGATTCGCGTCCATTGCTGACATGCAAGTCGGGGACGGGAACCAAGGCGCAGCCGTTGGTACGACCGTAGCTCTTTTAGAACGTGGTTCAAGAGTAATGTCAGCAATCCATAAAAGAGTATATTCAGCCTTAAGAAAAGAATTTAAATTGTTAGCAAAAGTATTTGCACAGTATCTACCACCCGAATATCCATACGATGTTGTGGGTGGACAAAGAAATATTAAAGTAGCTGATTTTGATGAAAAAGTGGATATTTTACCTATTGCTGATCCAAACATTTTTTCAATGTCACAAAGACTGACATTGGCACAAACTGGATTGCAACTTGCAATGTCAAATCCACAAATGCACAATTTATACATGGCATTTAGAAAAATGTATGAAGCGTTGGGTATAAAAGATATTGATAGAATTTTACCACCACCAGCACCGAATGCACCTAAAGATCCGTCTTTAGAGCATATTGATGCATTGGGAGGAAAGCCTTTTCAGGCCTTTCCTGGTCAAGATCACAGAGCGCACGTTACAGCGCACTTGAATTTTATGTCAACCAACATGGTTAGAAATAATCCAGCGGTTATGGCTGCTTTACAAAAAAATATTTTAGAGCACATTAGTCTAATGGCTCAAGAACAGGTACAATTAGAGTTCAGAGAACAAATGCAGCAACTACAAATGCTTTCACAGCAAGCAGCACAGAATCCTCAAGCTCAACAACAGGTGCAACAGATAACTCAAACTATTGAAGCACGAAAAGCAGTGTTAATTGCTGAAATGACTGAAGACTTTATGAAGGAAGAGAAGAAAATTACTTCACAATTCGACCATGATCCACTTTTAAAACTTAAATCTAGAGAAGTTGACCTTAGAGCAATGGAAAATGAACGTAAAAAACAAGAAATGAGTAAAAAATTAGAAATTGATCAAGCTAAATTAGTTCAAAATAGAGATATTACGGATGATAAGCTTGAACAGGATGAAGAATTAGCAGAATTAAGAGCTGATACTTCAATTGAAAAACAAGAAATGGCAAATGAGAACAGATTACGAGTTGCAAGAATGAAACCTAAGGGAGGCAACGGTGCCGTTAACCGATAAAGGTAAAAAAATTAAAAAAGCAATGAAAAAACAGTATGGTAAGAAAAAAGGAGAAAAAATATTCTATGCATCTGCCAATAAAGGCACTATAACAAACATAGATAAAAAAAGGAGCACATAATGGCGTGGAATTATAAAACAGGTGGAAAAGAATTCAAGATTCCTGAGCAAAAAAAGATAGTTGATCCTAGATCTGCAACTAGCAGAACAGTAAAAAACTATATTGCTAAGGGTGATGAAAATTCTGTTCCAGCAAAGCAAAAAAAGCCGTATAAAGTAACTTGGTATTAGTATGTGGTTTAGTGCTGTTAAATTAGCGCTCAACGCTGGTTCCCATATTTACAAAAAGCGTCAAGAGACAAAGATGGCTATGGCTGATGCGCAATACATGCACGCGCAGAAGATGGCCCGTGGTGAGGAATCTTACCAGGGTAAGCTTTTAGAATCTCGAGATAACGATTATAAGGACGAAATAGTTTTGGCGATTCTCACACTGCCCATAATTGTGCTCGCCTATGGGGTCTGGTCGGACGACCCGGCTGCCATGGAAAAGATAAATTTGTTCTTCGAGCATTTCAAAGCGTTGCCAAGTTGGTTTACAAATTTATGGATCCTTGTATGCGCCAGCATTTTTGGTATAAAGGGAACACAAATATTTAGAAATGGTAAAGGTAAAAAATGAGTAAATGGAGTATAGCAAAAGGTGTTTATAGCTGGGGTAAAAGTAAAATTTCACCAACTATTACTAGTCTTAAAGGAAAGTACAATATTGGTTCGGTTGACAAGATTAAATCTAAAGCGGCTAAAGCAAAATTAGA